GCGCGAGACGGCGCGCGCGATCTGGCCGGTGATGTAATTTTCCGAGCGGCGGAAGCTTTCCAGATCCGGCGTTGCGATCTGGATGGTGATGCTGTTGCCGCCGCCATGTCCGGCGACGCCGAGATTGCCGTCCGGCCCGCGCGCCAGCGGCATGATCGCTTCCGGTCCCGCTTCGCCTGCGAGACCGACGCCGCCCTGCATCAGCGGGAAATAGGTCGGCGTTCCGATCACGCCGCCGCTGGCAAACGGCTTCACCGCGCCCAGCGCGTTCTGCTGGGTCTTGACGGCCGAGCCACCCACGCCCATCAGGCCCGACAGCAAACTTTCGATCCCACCCGAGATACTCTTCTCCAGCGGCTTGAAGGCCATCCGCACCGCGAGATCGGACAACCGCAGCGTCAGCGATTTCAGCACATCGTCGAACTGCCGCCCGCCCACCACCGATGCGGTGAAAGCGCCGGTCATCGCGCGCGAGAATGCGTTCGCGCCGATCGTCAGTTCACGCGTGCGCAGGCCGAGATTGTCGAGTGTCTGCTCCGAATCCTCGCTCGATTTCTCGAATGCCATGACTATGCTCCATGCGGTTTGTCAGGAAATTGATGCATCAGCTTGTCGAGCGCGGCGCGGTTCATCGGCTCGCGGCCGGGGCCGCGCACGGCGGCGATCGCATAAGCCAGTTCGCGCGGCGTCATCCGCCAGAACTGTTCCGGCGGCAGCCGCAGCACCCCGAGGCCGAAGCCGATCGCCTCATGCCAGGGAAACGGCTTCATTTCGCCTCGCCAATGAGCGCGCCATCGAAGGTCGCCGCGATCAGATCGGCGGCGACGCGCACATAGCCCACGGCGCCTCCGTCGATGGCCAGCGCGGCAACTTCATCGTCCGAAATCGTCTCGCCCGCGCCGCGCAACCCCGCTGCAATAATGCGGACCAGATCGCGCGCCGACAGCCGCCCGGTGCCGAAACGTTCCGCCAGCGCCGTCAGATCACTGGCGCCGAACGCAGATTCCAGTTCGGCCAGCGCGCCGAGCGTCAGCACCAGCGTTCGCTGTCGGCCGCCGAGGTCGGCGGAGATTTCTCCGCGATAGGCATTTGCCATGATTAGCTCGCCGTGAACGTCAGCGCGCCGGCGGATTCCAGCGCGAGGTCGAACGTCACCTCGCCGTTGTGCTCGCCGGCAAATTCGAGACTCGAAATCTGGAACAGCCCTTCGATGGCGCCGAAGTCCGGCACCACCACCTGACACGATTTCAGCACGCCGTCGAAAAACGCCTGCCGCACCATTGCATCCGACGACTGGTCCCTGAACAGCCCCCTGCCCGACACCGACGCGCGCTTGACGCCCGCACCCGCCAGAAGCTCACGCCAGCGGTCGGCGGATTCGGCGTGGGTGACGTCCACGGTCTCGGCGTTGAACGCGATCCTGCGGCTGCGCAATCCGGCGACGGTGACGAAGCTCGCGCCGTCGTGCATCTTCAGCAGCAGGTCCTTGCCTTTCTGGGCGGCCATGATGGTCTCCTTAAACGAGGGGTTCGGTAACGGCGCGGAACCGCACCAGCGCGTGATAGGTGCGCCCGTCGGACTCGCGGCGGATATCGGCGATCGAAAATCGCAGGTTCACCAGGCGATGGCCGGATGGCGACAGCGGCGCATCGTCGAGCGCCTGCAACAGCGCGCCGGCGATGACATGCGCCTCGCGATGCCCACCCTTGCGCGACCACGCATGCAGCGTGAGCTGGTGTTCCCGGGTGACGCCGCCGTCGGACGATGCATCCGCCAGACGCGCCTCGCCCAGCGTGACATAGGGAAATTCCACGTCGCGCGGAGGTTCGTCGTAAATGCGCGTGCCGCCGAGTGCGGCTGTCAGAGCGCTGTCGCCGCGCAACGCCTGGTGGATCGCGGCGCGCAGCGCCACGTTGGCTGTGGTCATGATGATGTCCTGAAGATTGGAGCAGCATTTTTCTCACCCGCCCCTTGAGGGGGAGGGTGAATCTCGCAGCGTAGCGACACGCGTCACCCCACCCGCACGTCGGCATCGATCTCGATGAAGCGGCGGTCGTAGCGGTCGCGGATGGCGACGATGCGATAGATCCGTGCACCGTCGCTGAATCGATGCTGCAATGTCAGCGACAGATTGCTGCGCAGGACGATGCGATAATTCTGCGTCGCGCCGTCGCTGTCGGCCTGCACATCGCGCCGCGCGGCAAGCGGCGTCACCTGCGCCCAGACGGTTGCGAACGTCGTCCAGGCGCGGACCACGCCGCCTTGATCATCCGGCGTCTCGATGGGCTGCTGGATCACCAGCCGCGTCCTGAGTTGTCCCGGATCGATCATAGCGAGAGCACCCGATGCGACGCGATCATGGCGTTGACGCTGGCGGGCATCATCGCCACGCTTTGCCCGATGGCGATCAGCCCGCGATTTTCATACCAGTGCGCCACCAGCATGCGGATCGCCTGCAGCAGCATCGGCGGCACATCGGCAGCCGCCTCGCCGAAGCCGGCTTCGATATCAATCTCGATTCCCGCCACGCTGCGTCCCGGCGCAGGCAGCGCCCAGCCGGGCGCGGCGATCACGCCAGCCGCACGGTCGATCACAAACGTCTCGGGATCGATCGCGCTTGCCTCACCCGCCGCATTGAACACGCGCGCCGCAGCGAGCGAGCGTAACGGCCCGATGCGCGGCGTGATGCGCCCGCCTTCCGGCCATCTGTCCAGCACCAGCCGCCAGGTCTGCGCGATCAGGGCATTGCGCGTCAGCGCCTCGACATGATTGCGCGCGGCGGAGACCAGCGCGGCGATGATCGCGTCGTCGGCGTCGTGCTCCACGCGCAGAAAACTCTTGGCGTCGGCGAGCGACAGCGGCTCGGCCGCGGGCGCGGTGAGAGGGAATGCGGGCAT